TTAAAATTTAGTTTCAAAATTTATTTAGTCCCTATAAGCAGGAATTGAACCGCCGACTTGGCTTATTACCAAGTCCCACCAAGGCAAGGGATGTGGGAGTCAACTAAGACTCCCGAAGTTTTAATCTTTTTGGATTATAATTTCAAAGCCTGATTCTTGTAAAGCATCAAATCCTTTATCAGTCATTCCCATTGTCCAAGTATCTTGTACTTTCATTCCCATATTTTTATCACCTTCAGTATCCGTAAATACATATCCTTTCTTAACTAAAGACCCAACCACACCTGGAAAAGAACTATCACTCAATTCTGAATAGTCTTTGATTGTGAACATCCATTGACTGCTTTTAATTCTGGGATCATTGTACATTCCCTCCATTGCAGTGTATTCATTATCGGCAAATGCTTTCATCACTGCTAATTCTTTTTCTGTTAAATTTATCATCGTTTTAAAATTTAGTTTCAAAATTTATTTAGTCCCTATAAGCAGGAATTGAACCGCCGACTTGGCTTATTACCAAGTCCCGCCGAGGCAAGGGAGATCAAAAAAGGAGAGCATTGAGTAGCCAAATACTCACCCTCCTTTTCCTTAACATCTTTCAATGCCGTAAATTTATCGTATTTTTCTTTCAATCGCTCCTGAAATTTTTAGATCAAGGTTCTCCATTACAGCCTCTTTCGTATTTTGATTTTTATCGTGAGCATCATCAGCAAGAAACCTTACTGCTTGTAATAAAGCATTGGCTTCTTTTTCTGTTAAATCTAATTTGATAGTTTTCATCGTCTTAAAATTTAATGGTTAAAATAATATTTTCAAATTGGGTTGACACTATGTATAGTGCAACAAGTATTCCGAGTAAGATTTGTAATCGTTTCATACCGTTTCAACTTCAACGTTTAATTTTTTGGCAATCTTATGTGCTTGTCCTAAAGTAAACCATTCAGCATAAAAACCACCACCATGTTTTTCTTGATCGGAATCACGATAATTGCGAGCAACTTGTATTGTGCGCTCCCAAAAGGAATCATATTCCTCAGCTTTAAAAACTACGTATAATGGACCTGCGGAACCTTCATGCTTCCAAGTCAAGCCAATAACTTCATGTACTTTTTTGTCTTCGTCTGAAAATGAATAAAAATCAGAATCAGGAACTTTTATTTCTTGTGTTGTCATCGTCTTAATATTTAGTGTTGATTTTTGTTTTTTATTTTTCATCATTTTAAAATTTAATTGTGGTTGCGAATATGGATAGCATCGCTCTATATAAGGACTAATTCCTTCCATATTCATTTTTCCTTTTGTTATTCTCAACAAATTTTTTATTCTGGGAAAAATCAGTCTCAAACTAAAATACTTTCCTGCCGGATTTCTTTCTTTTTTCCTGTCGCTGAGAGAGATGATCTCCGAATCTCAGGAGGGAACCTATTCCCTTTTTATCGGTCGGATTTGAATTTCAGTAAGTAAAGAACTTTGGATATGTGTCTCAATGACAATATAAAGATAGTCCTATTTTTTTAAATAACAAGTGTTTTTTTAAATAATTTACCCTAAAAACAAAAATATTTTTCAAACTCATTTTAAGCTCGTTTAAGCTACTTATGCCTTGATTGATAGGATTATGCAGGGTGACTCCCTCCAATGAAATAGGGCTATCGCAAAATAGCCCTATTGATCTGATTGACTAGTTATGATTTCTTACCCTTTTCACCCTCCTCCTTTGGCTCTTCTAATAGCCCTAACTCCATATATATGGAAACCATGGAGTCAGGAAGTAGTTGAATATCTTGAGTATTTGGTTTAATTGTGCGGAGTTCGATCTTTTCTGATATCTCTTCTTCGGCAAACTCCTCAGACCATTTCTCATACTCCTCTTTCTTTTCTTTGGAATAAACCTTAGCAGCTTCCTCTTCATCCTCTTTCTTTTTCAACTCCTCACCTAAAGTATTATCCTTTTCTTTTTTGGAAGGCTTCTTTGGTTTTTCTGACTCCTCCTCAGGTTTCACAAAACGCATGACAGTAAATCCAGTTGCATCATCCACTTTTGTTTCTCCACCAAACCAACGGAACTTATCACTAGCTATCGTTCGCAGGGCCTCAGCCTTCTTTACAATCTTATTGCTATTAAACAGGATTGTATATTTGACTGATCCACTCAACTTGATCATCCTTTCCTCTGTGACAGCAACATCCTTATCCTTCTTGATAAAGTTATTATAGTCTGCCATCGCCTGATCCAAAGCGAGGACTTGTCCTTGTTTTATCTTTTCCATTATGATTAAATGAATTTAAGTTTTACAAAATTAAAGTATTCCGGGCTGGGTTTTAGTGTCTTCTGGAGATAGAGCCAACTTAGCTTTGTCAACTAAATCCTTTACAGTCACCATGCTCATTGCAAAAATCTCCGTACATCTGGCAATAGCATCATTCATATTTGCCAAGTCAAAATCCTCATTCAATTTTACTTCATTCACTTTAAGTAAGACTTTGTTTTTCAAAGGATCTCGATTCAAAAGAATCTCTCCTTTGATGGTGAGATCAAAATCAGAATCAGTATTCATGTTTCCATGTGCTCGCTTCAGAGTGAAGACTGGATGTCTCTTTTCTTCAAGCTGTTTATAGACCTCGGTCTGGGCTTTCGTTAGTGCCATAATTCATTATTTATTTAAAATGTTCAAAATTTATTTCAACTAACATGTAAAGACACCTGAGCCACAAAGCTCAATGCTTGATGGTTTACAACTCTTCCTCCAACTGTCCCATGTACAGGGTCTATAATATCCTCTAGCCAAGCGCCTTCTGATAATATTTTTCTGTCATCAAGTGTGAATCCACTAAACGAAATTGCATGATTCCCAAGGACAGTTGCCGTAAAATTTCCCGCAACAATTTGATCACTAACAATACTTTCATATCCAGCGACTATATTGTCTCCTCTATTTGTTGTCCATCCTAATATATAATAAACTTCAACGTCTGTCCTCACTCCTCCAAAATCAGTTATGTTTATATTCAATGTGGCATATGGACCACCATCCGCAGACCATAACTCCGCCCCGGCAATGTTTCCAAAACCTTCTGGGTTGCCTCCTGATTCATAAGTATATTTCAATGCTGTACTTCCAAAACTCCCATCCTTTACAATTCCTTCTGTGCTTTCAAGATGCTGTTGAATACTGCTGCTGCCACTATGTCCTGTTGTGATGTCTTTGAAATCATTCACAGCATCGAATCCTTGGATTTGGAGTTGCTTTACTTTCGCTCCCCCCGTCCCTACATTACTATCATAATGCCATTTATATCTTGGCGCATAATCATCCACTCCAACTATATGCATTATTCCAGAAAGCTCTCCAGCACCAGCGGGCTCTCCCCAAAATAAACCACTTCCTCCGGCGCCTCTTGATTGCAAAACCAAAGTATGCCCAAAACTCGCTCCATAAGTAGCTGCATTCTTACCGTTTGGACCTGCCGCAATCGGTCTATCATTATACCGCAATGTTCCTAAACTAACATCAGTCGCAGGATCAACTGCTGTCAAATTTTTCCCAGATTGTAATAAGCTAATATCGGTCGGAGCTTGATTACCATACTTAGCCAACTCAGCCATACTTAAATCTGTCAATGGGGGTGATGTGTATTTGTCGTAACTCATGCTGCTAATTGTTCTAATTTATATTCCAACTCTTTTACTCTTTCAATCAACTCAGCTTTCTCTAGTTTTTCGAGTCTGGTTTCATGGTTAATCAATACTCTATGATCTTGTTTTAATCCTTCTGCAATCACAGGAATTAAACTAGTATAATCTAAAGCTAGGTAATCCCGTACTCCATATTTTTCAGCAAAGGCATCTTTAACTGAAACCGACCAAGGCATAACTCTTTCGACCTCATTCGCCATAAATCCTGTACCTGTTTCATTGTTATGTATCCACTCAAAATTATACCCATTAATTTCATTCAATATTGACCAAGGGTCAAATTTCCTTTTATTCTTTTTTAGTTTTGGATCAGATGAAAATGTTGCTTTGTAGGCAATGATATCTGCATCCACCTCAAGCTGACCTGCTTCTGTTAATTGAAGTCTATCCACCCCACTATCAGTACACATAAAAATCAATCCCGTTCCCGTTTGATTTACTTCAAGTTTTGCACCGGGACTAGTTTCTCCTATTCCTACTCTTTGACTAGCATCAATAGTCATGGCAGTTGTCGAAAGAGTCTGAAATCGCATCCAACCAGTATCATCATATAATATCTGACCGTCTGCACTGCCTGCCGAATCTAAAAAATTTATCGCTCCTCCTGTACTTGCTCCTGAACCACTTGTCTGAATCCCTATCACACTATATGCGGAATCTTTTACAACCAATTTTGCTTGTGTCGGACTAGTTGTTCCTATTCCTACGTTGCCATCAGCTTTAATAAACAATCTAGTTGTAGAACTGAAATTACTATTAACATTTGAAGTCCTAAAAGCTATCGTATTATTTGAGGCGGTTGCGTGTCCTCCTGATGAAATAAGTAATCCTGCCCCTCCTGTTCCTATGTCATTTTGTTGCGATGTACTTGAATCTTCTAAAATAATTGCTGGATTCGTTGCGTGCTTTAAGTGTAATAAAGGAGTAAATCCTGCCGATGATGTTGGGCTAGTTGTTCCTATTCCTAACAAACCAGCACCACTCAAATACATATCAGAACTAGCATCTAATGATGAACTCGTGAAATGAATACCATTTGCAAAAATCCTAGCTTCAACTGACGCTGATCCTGCGTCATTCATAAATAATAATTCAGGCTTACTATTCCTTGTCAATATTGTTACATTTTCATCAGTTGCAACATTCACTTGAAATTTAACTATTGGTATAATACCTATTCCTACATTTCCACCTGACTCTTGTAAAATAAAATCATGCGCCCCTACCATATCAATATGACCCACCAAATCATTCGACTGCCAAAACTTCAAATAATCTGTCCCTGCAAAATCTCCATTTGAAGCATCCATTAATATTGTCGCTTGTCCTGTTCCAGTTTGTCCTATGCCAAAAACAGCATTAGTCACTCCAGTTGTATTAATATGAAGTAGTTTTAATGGACTGGTTGTTCCTATGCCTACTCCTGATCCATCTAAAGTCATTTGAAGATTATTTCCCCCACCACCAAGATGCAAGTCAGCCTCTGAACGAATACTCATATCATACGCAGCAGATCCTGTGAATAAAACACCTCCCACCGAGCTATCATTACCTATGTACCCCCTGGCTGCTAAGTTGGCTCTCCATTGCATATAATTTGCGCCTGTGCTGGTTTCCTCTATGACTAATTTTTGATCAACTATTCCTGAAATTAAAACATCAAGACTACTCCTCAACCTCATGATCTCAGTATTACCAGCATTAAAAACCAGATCGTTGTTCTGCGACCATATTTGAGCATACCCCGCCCCAACCATTCCAGTATTGTCAAAATATACTCTCGAAGCCGTACTACCGGTTGATTCTATGAGTATTATACTATCTGTACCTATAACATGAAGCTCTTGACTAGGGGCTGAATTGGCTCCTATTGTCATTGATCTTGACGTACTTACAAATCCATCGGCAGTAAATGAATTATCAGTCACCTCCTGCAAAGTCTCATCTATACCTGAAAGATCAATAACTACCGTTCCAGCATCCCTTTGTGTTAATGTTAAACTAGGCGAAGAATAACTCCCTGAAAGTATTACATCATCCCAAGCGGTCTTCCATTCTCCTGAAGTATATCCAGTCCCAGCAGCCACTACATTATTCGCATAAATACTTGTTGAAGTTCTTATAATACCAGACACATCAAGTGGATAACTAGGATCTACTTCTATTCCCACCCCAGTAGCATTCAGATGTAAAGTATTAGTAGTGGTTCCTGTTTCAATAACAAATGGTTCGGTGCTTCCAGTGACATCACTAATCTTAAAAGACTCATCCGTATCAACCCATACATCCCAGCGCCTTGCATCATTTTCCAAAATTAAAGCCACAGCAGAATTGACCGCAGAGGATTCAATATGAATTACCGCATCATCAGTATTGTCCTTGACATGAAGTAATGAATCTGGAGCTTCAGATTCTCCAATCATTATTGGATTAGTAGTACTAGCAAATCCATCTACAGCAATTGAAAACAGAGTAACAATTTCCAAAGTAGATAACCAGGTTTCACTAGGAGCTCCTTCGGCTGATGTGGAAGCTCCTTCCGAGCTTGTCAAAGTCTGAGAAGCTAGCGTAAATGTGGTATCCGAATTATCTACCTGAGCTAATGTTCCACTAATCAATTTGGACTTGGAATTCTTAGACATCTCAAGCCACTTATAAGTCTTTCCTCCTAACTGAAGAATTGAATTATAATGTATTGCTTCGTCCTGATCATATAATTCAACAGTCAACAAATCATGATTGGTTTGCCGATCATTCAAATATTGCTGGGAGTACAAATTGATTAATGAAAGACCCTCCGCGGATGTTCCATATCTGGACCAACTAGTGGATAAAGTTAAAGCTCCTCCAATAGTAATAGTTCCAATATCATTTGTTTCTAAACCATCCAATATATGTAAAGTCTCCTCCACTTCTTCATAAGCGGAAACAGCAGCCGTGGCCACATGCAAAGAATCCATAGAAATATTAGTGGGCTGAGCTAACACCACCACCAGATCATCAAAATAATACTGCAATGTTGATGTTGGATTACTGGCAACTGGTTCCACATATAAACGAATTGCATAAGTCCCATCACCAAGAGGCAAAGTAAAAGTATGCTTCATGGTTGTGAACTCTCCATCTATTTCAGTAAGGTGCTGAGTCCATGCTTTATTCTCAGATTCAAACCCACCACCCGGATCATACACTAAAGCAGATCGTATTGCAGGAAACTGATCACCAGCACTCCATGCTATTTGCTTTAATTTAATTCTAAAACTAATTTCCAAAGTATCATTGTCCGTATCAAGACTTGCCAGAGCAAAAGAAGAAGCTTGAATATATTTTGCATCTGCATTAGGATTTGATTCAAGGCAGCTTCCAACCTGATTTCCATCCCCCAAAGTAAATGTGGTAAAAGCATCCCAACCACTATTCGTCCATCCTGTAGGAGGATCAGCGTGCCCTGTCTCAAAATCAGGATTAGTTCCTATTTCATTATCACCAAGATTCTTATTCAAAAATGTAGTTCTCAGCTTCTTAATTGGTGGACGTCTGGAAAGCTCAAATGCAGAACTCGCTGGTCTGCTGTAAGCACTTATATCAACTCTTCTATCATATGATATATTGCTGGATGAAGCTGCTAAGTTTCCATAATTAAAAAGAGTCCTTTCCGAATTATATTCCTGTCCATTTGAAAGCTGCCAATACCCATCCACCATTGCCAATGTACAATACAAAGATTTAACAGCTTTCTCCAAAACTGTATAGCATTTATCTGGCTTACTTTCCCCATCTTCAACAGAATAGAATAAATCATTATCTGCATTAGCTTCTTCAAATACATCCTCCGTATCCAACATAGTGACCTCATGGATATTGCACTGCGTAAAGAAATCCAAATCATCAATACCATTAAAATTAATTGCATTCTTTATGATCTGCAAAAGTGGTTCCCTTCCAATTCCTGAAAATCCTGTGTACTCAATATCCTTCAAATCATTCAATCCATCCGTGGCGGATAACTGATACAATGTAACTGGACCATCATATTCCCGGGTAGTATTTTCCGGCTTCATCCACCCTACCCATTTCAATGTCCCGTCTACATAATATTTGACTTTGGCATCCTTATAATCCGCATCATAAAAATCCGCGTCATAATTAGTTCGATCTGTATCATTATCAACATGGAAAGATATAACTGCTTCACTCCCTTGAACCACTGGGGCCTCTTCATAGGATAAAGTAAATGCGTCTTCAGTATGTCCTAAATCAATGACATCTGAAGCATATCCTTCAATCTCAATATCAACTTTAAAAGCTTCTGAGCCTCCTAAAGTATCAGACCATTCCATACGATATTTTACACCTAGTGCCATATGCTTACCTTCCCAATCTTTGTTGTTCTCTATTCAACTCAATAATCAATTTCCTCATTCCTATGCTTGTTGTAATCTCTCCTCCTCCATTTCCCATTCTGCTTGCTCTCTGAGACATCACAGCAGATCCAGCAGGCAATGCTACTTTCTCATCCTTATGTAATTGGAACATTCCTCCTTCAGTCACAAATCCTCCTGACCGCATTCCCTGCATTCCAGAAGAGGCGTTTTGTAATAATCCTCTAACAACAGCGGCCGTAGCAATCAATGCCCCTCCTGCTATGACAGCTCCAATACCACTTACGAATAAATCCTTGAAAGCTATTGAAGCAACTCCGGCTGCTATCATGGCTTGTCCCAGAGCTGTTAAGAAATCAGCAACCACCATTATAATCCCTGTAAAGAATTGCTGGGCACCTGCATCTCCAGTTAGGATGTCAGAGATTGTATTCCCAAACATAGTGAATGCTCCGATCAATGCCCCTGTAATAATACTGCTCATATTGATTACTTCTTTCCCCATCTTAGCTGTCTCCTCTCGAACTTCTTTTATTTTAGCAGCAACCCTATCCATTATATCTGCAATTGTATCTATTTTTGGAACAGGAATCAAATCTCTTTGAACTCCTTTTCTCCCTTCAGATGGTTCTGGTCCTGCTCCAGCAGTTGGCAGCACACCAGAGATAGAACTCAATGTATTTGTTATAGCTTGTCCCAAAGAAGTAAACTCATGCTTAAACTCCTTAGTCTCATTCTTCAATAATCCAAGTGCTCCAGACATAGCTTCGAATGGATTAACGATTTCATTGATCGCAGGGATTACACTTGCAAGAGCATTGTATCCCTCAATCAATAATGAAACTGGATTCCACTTTATTAAAAATTGGACCATGCTAATTAGCATATTTCTCCACCACCCCCAATCACTTAACCTCTCCGTGATTGCTTTCCAATTATCAGCCACCCAGACAATCGCAGTTCCAAGAGTAGCAATAGCAGCCACCACAGCTAATACAGGCCAACTAATTGCAGCTATCAGAGTAGCCATTGATCCTAGCACTATCAAGACTGGACCAGCTATTGCAAGGAATCCACTAAAGACAAGAATCGTTTTCTTAACCCATGTTGATAATCCTTTAAACCACATCACCACTTCTTTGAATCCACTCACCAGATTAGTGACAAACGGAATCAATAAAGTACCAATCTCAATCATAGCGGTTTTAAACTCAGCCATCGCTGCATTGAATTTATGATCAAGAGTCTTAGCAGCAGCATCAAATGCAGCGTCCGCATCTCCTGTATTATCACGCATCCTTTTAAATATCCCAATATTCTCTTCAGCATTTGCCCCCATTATGTCTAGCGCTCCAGATAGTGCGCGGACATTTGGGAAAGCTTTTGCCATTGCTTGGTCATCTGCATTCAGCTCATCTTTCAAAAAAGATAAGACATTTAATAAACCATTCTCTCCCCGCAAGACATCCCGAAGCTTTGCAGAGCTTGTATCCATTGCTTTGAAAGCATCTTCTGACATCTGGGAAGGTTTTAATATGCTAAACAATATTTGTCTTAATTGAATCACAGCTGTCTTAGCAACTGTTCCCGTTCTGGACATGGAGGCGATTGAAGCTCCTACTTCATTGAATGATACTCCAAGATTACTAGCAATAGGTAATACCTGTCCCATTGAATCTGCAATATCAAGTGCTTCACTCTTACCCTCTCGCACAGCCGCCGCTAAAGTATCCATCGCCTGTGCAGCACTTAGATTAGAAATCCCATAAGCATTTGTAGCACTCGTGACCAGATCAGCCACCACTTTAGTTTCTCCAAATCCTGCAGCAGCTCCTCTTGCTGATTTTCGCAGCACTTCCATCGCGTCTGCTCCTCTCAATCCAGCAGATGTAACAAAGAATAAGGCATCCGCTAATTCTTGCGGAGAACGAGCTGTAGGACCTGCTAAGGCTAGCACATCCTTTTTCATTGCTTGGACTTTATCAGCAGCTATTCCAACCTGTCCTTCAATCTTACTCATGGACTTTTCAAAACTCGCTGCCATCTTTACAGCTGCTCCTCCTATAAGTACCAAGGGCAATGAGACTGTGGTAGTCATCGAACGTCCTACCCGCTTCATAGAAGTTCCAGCAGCCATCATGGATGCTCTTGCTTTACTTAACCCTGCCGTGAATAAAGCATCATTGAGTCCTAACGTTGCTTCAAGATGTCCTATGTTTTTAACTCCTGTCATCTCTTCTTAATTTTTTTGGTTTTCTAAATTTCCTTTTCTTACGAGTCAGCCACTCAGGCCATTCCATTTTACTCTTTACATTCGATTCTCCAGCTCCCGCAATAGATTTCATGACCTTTTTCATCTCCTTTTTAGTCTGAGGCTTCTTAGGATTCCTAACCTTATCCCAATAGAAAGTAAATAATTGTCGAGCACTTCTATATTTTTTACCTCTTGGAAGTTGAATATTGACCTGATGAAAGGCATCCAATCTGATCGCTTCACAGATCGGTATAAGAATTGTTTCTGCTTCCAATTTGTCATAATCTCCTTTGTCCTTTAATGCATCATAAAACTCTTTTGGTGTTATCAACAAAAAAGCTTGCAGCGACATCCCGAACCGTGACAAAGCAATAGCGTAATCACTGGCAACGCTCTTACCTAGTTCTTCTTTCTTCTCTGTGCCCGGTTCCCCGTCTCCCCCAATCCAGCAGCTTCCATAAACTTGGGAATCATAGCAATAAACTCCCACAAGCATTCATCCAAAACAGCTTCCATCTGATCTCGTTCAAAAGTAAACTCAATCTCCTCAGCAGCATGTCCCGCTTTCAGTCCGTAAAATAATAACGGCTCATAGACTTCTAAATCCATCCCATCACCTTTTTTCATTGCATCTCCAATCTGATCAAAAGACTTACCTGTCTCTTTCTTAAATCCATTCAATGCTATGTAAGAAATTCTCACTGGATGACTCTTTCCTTTGTAATTAATGTACTCTATCATTTGATTAATAATTTAAAGGTTCAAAAATATCAACATGATTAGTTGACTTTCATTTTAAGCTGGAGTAGTGACATTTGCTGTTGTTACAAAATCAGGCTTACCATCTATTTCAATCACAACATCTCCTGCCATAACATCATCAGACCCAAAGTCAATTGGAAGCTCCACAACGAAGCCTGCAAACTCTAATCCTTCTCCATCTGGGAATACAATTTGATATTCAATGTTTCCCCTGTTCTCTGCATCCGCTTTTAAATTAACGAATTCAGCTTGACTATAATTGATAGTCAATGTGATGGAACCAGCATTCAAAATCCCTTGCAGTTTATTTACATAATCATCTGCATTATTGAGTTTGAATGTCTCTACTACATTTCGCGAAATACCACCCCATCCAATGTGGGTGACCTCCGCAAGCGTTTCCCAGAATCCTGTGGTTGTCCCCACATCTGTATTCCATCTCTGGAAGTACGCTCCAATACCAGTTTTAGCTACTGTTGCCATAAAATACTCCTTTCTTGTTTAATTAAACATATATATAAAATTAACATATTAATTATTCCTCCTCTGCACTTCAAAGTTAACTACAAATATTGGCCGATCATTTTTATCATAATGAAGCAATTGTGGACTGTTTAAAGCTCTTATTAGTGTATATAATGTACCAGCAACCACATCTCCACTTTGAGCATGTAAGTACTCTACAATAGCTTGAGCGACCGCGTATCCATCATTATACTTTATATTCCTTACCTGCACAGAGACTGATGAGTAATGATACCCACTATCTACTTTCCTCTGAGCAATTAAAGGAGGACCACCCGGATTATCAAATACTGTCACACGATTATCTGGATCATCATTCATCCTAGCATGAAATAAATCTGTCCCTTTAGTCAATCCCAATGAGCTGACTCCATCCAATATTGTTGCTATATCTCTCGCTGCACTTCTCATATTGATAAATCTCTTTTAAAAATCAATAAAATATTTTCTTGGTTCCTCACTAAAGCACTCTCAAAAAACTTCCCTCCACTACCCGGACGATTCCAATTGATATCAGCACCCTCCATCTCATGAACATATATGGCATATCCTGCAGTGAATCTCATGATCATAAAAAACCCAGCAACTCCATGACCAGGAACAGTTGTCCAGCTAGCTCTTAAAGTTCCTGTATCAATAGGAATCTTTGGTGGGGTTGCGTCCATATCTCTACGAATCATTGTGGCTGCATCTGTTAAAGCTCCCATTGACTTTATCTTAATCTTAGCAGCTTCCTTATTCAGATTCCGCATCACATTTTCAATTCCTGTTAATCCCGATTTCGCTCGTGCCATAATTATATCATTGCTGTCCTCTTATATTCTCCCGTTTGATACATAGATTCCAATTTGATAAATTTCTTAATCTCATAAGCAGCCTGAACTGTCTTTGGGTCTGCTATTTGTCCTGCAGTCAAATCAGTTAAAGCTCCGTGGAAGATCATCCCTTGTTCATCCAAATCCTGTTCCACATATACCATCGCATTTGAAATCATCTCCTTTCCATTAGCATCTGTAAATACTTCTGTTTCTTCTTTCCAAAAACAAGTAATCTCTGCTCCTGCATCAAAGCCGAAAGATCCATCCGATTCCTCAGAAGGAGATGCCCAATACACAACGGTATCACTCTTGCAAAGTCTTTTTATAAATGCTTCAATGCTCATCCTGAAAATGATCTAGTGGTGTCAATTTGTTTCATGGCTCTAATCCTAGCCTTCTTCATTGTCCCAGCTTGGAACTTCCCAGATGTATCCAAAAATAAAACCATCTGTCCATATTTGGTAGAACCCAATCCAACCCTTTCATTCTTATCAAATGTCAGCCAAATATCTCCTACCTTCTCTGCATTGGGTTGTCGCTCTTTTCCAATAGCTATCAGATGAGCAGTTAACCAAGTCTCAATATCTTTCAAGACTGCTGCACTCAAACTCTCTGACCCTACTGTATCTGTCACAATACGATTAGCAAAATCAATAACACTAGTTATATCTGCATCCGCCAATGCCGTATCCGAAATCTTTTGTACTTCTCCAAATGTTGTTCTATTTGCCATATCAATTAATTTTTTATGATTCCTTCTTTCACTCTTGCTTTCCAGAGCTTGGGTTCAATAAAATTCATAACTTCTTTAGGCCTCCATTCTAGGCCTAGCCACTCAATCATTTCATGTACTTGCTCATAATTTCCTCTTATAATTCTTTCCGGCCATATCTGTTTGCAATTTAATCCTGCCACAAACATTTCCGTCCATTTCTTTTCATGCTGATTCACCCACTTAATCCACTCATCAAATGTCTGATACTTATTCATGAAAGCAGTTTTCAAACAAGAGTCTGCAATGTCCGAACTCCTCCTCCTCACTATAATCCATTTAGCATTCGGATAAGCATAAGCCCATACCGGCCAATACAAACAAGTCCTTGCTCCCTTATAATACCAAGCTCCTTCTTTATATCCCTGCTGGAGAATGATATTATCAACCGTCTCTTTCCAATCAGTTGGAATTCTCAATTTCTTAGTATCAGGTAATGGTCCTTGTCCTTTCGGGTCAACTCCCAATGAACTTAAGTATGGTTTATCTGCTTCCATCTTAATCCTGAGATTCTCAAACATTCCTTTAGCATTATGCTTATTTGGTCCGGCAGTCATTCCGCCAAACCCTCCACATATATCAATGATACCAGCCATCATGCTAGTACCTGATCGTGCGCATCCCGTGATTAGGATTGGCGACTTTTCTATTCCCAATTGTCTTTTCTCCATTGTTCGTTTATTATATGAGGTCTAGGATGACCGTGACAACTAATGATTCTAGCATTCTCCGGCAACTCCTTATTATTTTTCATAACATGTCTTTTGTAACTCAGCACTTGATCAGGGGCAACATCATTCCACAAATCAGCTTTCCCATTCATCACATGTCGTACCCAGAATCGTTCTCGTCCTTGTGATATTTCTTTAGCCTTCTCAGGATCATCAATCAGTGGCTTCCAAAATATATCTTCCATTTCTTTCCCAGCTTGGAAGCTCTGTATATCTCCATCCAATTTCCCTTTGTCTGGACCGGCAAAACTCGTCCGGGTACAATAGAGTCCATCATAGTTCATTAAGTCCCTTAGAGAGCCTGTAATGACCACATCAATATCTAAACAGAGCACCTGATGTCCAAACAATCCAGCAGCTTTGCTATACATAAACATTCTAGGCATCACTCCCTCCTTAACCACTGATTGAAATTCCCTAATCTCTATTCTCTCATCCACATCCAAATCATCATTAGTGAAACAGATAAACTTGAAAGGATGGACTGCCCATTTTTTGACTCCAAAATATAAATTATCAACATACCGGCAAACCATTTCATGAGTCAGAGGCCCCGTTCTGGCTAGATGCTTTCTAAAACCGGGATCCTCTACCTTGTCATAGTTCATTCCCTGCTCCTGCCATCTTTCTCCTTGCCAATAAAAACAAATTACATATACTGGTTTCATGATGCTATCTGATTAAATCCATGCCACGGAAATTTATCCGTATCCCTAAATGAAACATTCCTTGGCTGTCCTGTCACAATAATACACTCATTTGGTAATGCTTTTATTCTTAAACAATCTCCTAGCTTCATCATCCATGCTTTTGGAAATGTCTTCTGATCTGGAATCCAATCACCCATCACATCTTGATCACTTCTATACTCCTTCATCCATCTATTCGGATTAGAAATGAATCTGTCCCAGACCTCAGTCATTACAGGAGTGCCAGAATCAAATAACATTGTAGCAGCTTGATACCTTCTTACTATTTGAGGCTTGACTGTCCAGAATATAGATTTAAACATTACCAAATCTCCTGAGTAATCCAAGATTGGTTGAAGATTCCCTACAATATGAGTATCCAAATCCAGATACAATGTTCTACCCTCTGGAAGATCAGGACGATGCAACTCCATCTTACTCCACCAGCCCGGAAAATTATGCTGCAAAGGAATTGTATCAAATCCTAAATCATCACCTACATAATTAGTCAAAACATAGAAATTATATGGACAGTCCATATTCCTAGCTACATTATCAGCTAATCGCTCCACATCCTGTATAGAAAAATCTCGTCCCCTAAAAGTAGGACCATCATGAGGTATCCAATATAGACATACTATGTTCATGACATTAATTCAGGTTCAATCCAATCATATATAACTTCCTTACTCACTTTCATATCCAAAAAATCAAACAACCAAGTAATCTGGGAAAGATTCATTTGTGATACTTTTTTTACATCCACTTGAAAATGTTTTCTAACAGCTAATCGCACATCAATTTGTCTTTCCATTAAAGCCGTCACATAATCTCTCTTCACTTTATCAAAACGTTTTGCCATGCCCGGGTGTCTATCCATACTATCCAAAATACTCTGCTCCTCCCTATATGGGAAAATCCAATATGCATCAGGATAAGCTTCCTTCCAAAACTCATAAAAAATTAAAGTCCAAGAAGTCTTTACTAACCATGGTTGATCATGAGGGACAAATGCTTCAATTGCCTTTTTCAAAACAGCTGTATCTGTCTGTGGTTTTATAGGCAGATCAGCACTCCAATTCTTATGTTTATATCCAATAAGATCGCCCTCTTGTTTCATGATCTCCTTTATATCAAGATTCTCACTTCCAAAATTAGAATTAGAACCCGGATACATTGTCGTTCTACTTCTTCCCACCCATACTCCATGGTAATGAAGTAATCCAGCCAACATCGTTGTTCCTGATCTTGGACATCCTGCAATCAATATAGGTTTTTGATTTATCATTGATATACTTTAAATTTTGATAGGTCAGGATAAGTTCCTTTCGCATCAGTCATAAATTTTGCTGATCCATCTGGAGAATAAAACCCTCTCATTAATTGAACCCCTCTAGCTGCTGTTTCAGGAGGCATATAAAAGTTCCACCCAGTCATCTGAAAATCATCATCCATATACGAGCACTCATTCCTCCCTGAGTTCCTTGCTTTCTTAAACCACTCATAAGCATCTTTATTATCTGTCAAAATCATCCCACCCTTTCCTAATTTCAAATGCTTATAAGGTCCTGTAAAGCTGAGGCACATAAAACTCTTTTCAATATACATATCCCACGTAAATCTTAAAGCCGCGTCAATCACTTTAGTAGGACTCAGATAATAAATACCTTGAAATGGTCTATCCGTAAAATCAACTATTCCCCCTGCATTAATAACAGCACAAGGAACCGACATATATGTGCATGATGGAATATGAATTGTCTTTCCTTTAATCCCTACATACATGAGGCATAAGAATAATGCATTGCTGCAATTATCAACTGCAATAGCATAAGGAGATCCAGTATACTCAGCTACCTTCTCCTCAAACAATTCTGTTATTATATATTCATCCTTTGCCATCATAAAAACTTCAATTCTAAGTAATATTTTTCTCCGTCCTTTTCAATATAAGCATTCTTCATTCCATCATGGGATAGGGCTTTCAGAATATCCAAATGATCTGCAAAACTTCCCACATGATTTAAATCCAATTTACACAAATCATCAAAATCAGATTTGCTGTTATAATTCCCTGCCGTAGGTTCCTGCAATTCATACTCCCAGTCAATTATTCTTTTTAACCATTTATGCATCATTTCAAATTCCTTATTCAGGATTCGATTATATACCTCATTAGAAGTATCATTGCATGCTGCCTTAACTTCTTCCCTGCAAATAATTGGACCTGCATCTGGCTGAGCACTCATCTCATGAATAGTAACTCCAATCTTATCTTTATTTGCCATTGAAAATATATGCGGAAACCATCCTTTATTGTGAGGATTATAACCGGGGTGAATGTTTATACATCTGATATTATCAACAAGGTCCGCTGAAAGGATATGAGGATAATGAACACTTATTACTAAATCATAATTATTAATAATTGTCCGGCATTCAATCGGATCAAAGAAAAAACAATAATGAAACTTAACATCCTTTATGCCCAGCACTCTCACTGCCCTTCTAAAATGAAGAAGTGGTATGATGTGTTCTCTGGATAAAACTAATACCTTTTTCATGCAGCCATCCTTTCCAAATCAAAATGCTCCAAATCTTTTCCTTTCGCTAGAGAAGCATAAACCTCTTCCGCCAAATAAGTATCTTGAATGCCGATATGCTCTGCTTCTCTTTCAATAATAGCCTCCACATCCTCTTTCGTTTTCCATGGGATACAATGAGGGAGATTTAAAACATTTGTAATAACCTTCCTTCCCCTCAATCCCATTTCAACAATTCCACATCCTCCTCCTGTATACTCACTCAAGAATAATCCGATGAATGATTTACGGTACCACTTATCACCTATCCCATTCCACCACTCTTGTCTTGGCACACTATGATCTCCAACCAATAAAGGATAGGACATATCTAAATCCAGTACAGTATCACTTCCATGATATTTTGGTTTGCCCTTTTGTAAATAAGCGTAAACTCTAGGACCTAATACCATTGGATTTGGTTTCTCATGAGCGGGGAATTTAAGGAGGATGCAATCAATATCTCCATTCAATTTCAAATACTCTTTTACTCTAGGCAACCAAGTCGTATGAATTATATTTTCAGATCGCACTTTACTCAGATCAACTTTTGTAGAATCATTTCCCAACCATACAATAACTGTCTTTCTTCCACGGCTATGTCTTAGCACCATTCGCACATCCTCTTTTCGATACATCCCAAAAACTAATAACGGCGAATTAATATCTCCACACTCATCCATCCCAAACAAGGAACGGAACTTGAATTTACTAATCGGAATAGAAGTATATGCTTGATGTATAATCATATTACATCTTTCAATTTTACTTTTTCAAAAACACCTAACTTGCTATCTGGATTGACATTCAATATTTCAATCCCTCTTTTCTTAGCCTCCAATGCAATCGCTGGAAAGCCTCTCAGAAATCTTTTGTAATTATGAGGATCCGTCTTTTTGGTATACTGAGGAAATCCCTCATGCCAATGACTTCTTCCATGCTGATCATGCATATCAAATCCTAGTAATAAAATTCTTTTTACTCCAGTATGTGCAGCAAAGTTAATTGCCGCTGCTCCGCTATTCCCGTTCCATCTTATGGCATCTCTTTTTGGAGTTAGACCATAAGCCATATCCCTTTTCAATCGCTTAATTCTATGGCAAGGAAAAGCCTGAGTCAAAGTTGAAACACATGTTGCTTTGATATTAGGAAACTCTTGTATCTGATCTTGATGCACTCTAAAAAAATTTCTATCACAAAAATACAAGACATCCACCCAATCGCCTAACATAAAAGCAATATTAGCTCCAATGATATGCCGATCATGTAAAGGCTTCAAATACTCTGAATATATGGAAATGGGGTCCTGCTTGCTCTCCACATTTTGAATAGCATCTTCAGGAATCCCGAACTGTCTGGGCATGCTTGCCCCACCTCCAATGATCCAACATTCTCCACCCTTCCACATTTGGGGAACTGTCCAATGGACTTTCATTATGTTCCAGTGGTCTCCTCTTCTAACTGAGCTTTTAAATCTTTAGCGTCAGCTTCTCTCAACTTACTCTCATTCATAACATTTCCAGAAGAGGACAATACATTGTACCATCCCTCCTCAATATGCTCAACAGTGTAAGTATCAAAAATTTTAGCAGGAGCCTCTTTCTTTTTCTCTTTTTTCTTTTCCCCTTTCTTCTTCCCTCCTTTGGGCAAAGATCCATCAGCATTTCGAATCAATTCAAACTCATCAATCCACTTTCCCAATTCCTCAGGAGTGGCTCGAATTTCTTGCTTCGGCTTTATTCTATGATTATCCTTATCCCGCAAGTGTAATGTCCCTCTTGTTATCTTTCGATATAAGGGCTTAGAAGATTCTTTTTTTGTCCTTTTCATTTGTTTAATGATTTAGGTTTTGTCACTTTTTTCTTAGCTGGAGCTTTCTTCTTAGCTGGAGCTTTCTTCTTGATAACTTTCTTCTTAGCCTTTGGCTTCTTTACAGCTACCAATTCAAACTCATCAACATACTTTCCCAGATCACTTTTTGTCGCATGAATTACATCACCACATTCAACTCTCCAATCCCTCTTCAAAGCAACAGAACCACGAGCTATCTTTTTCCATAAGGGCTTGCGTATATCAAAATTTTTCTTTTCCATCTTAATCCAATTTAAAAATAACTTGATTAGTTATTTAAGTTTCAAAATTAAGCCAGCAAGGCTATACCTGAACGATTTCCATACTCGCTTCGAACTCTAGGAACTTGGATAGCCATCACTTTGTAATTATGAATAAAACCACCTTCTGTATCCCACTGGACATTCTGAATTGGCATTCCATCTACTAGATCAACAACATCACTCCTCATAGTTACCATGACACATTTGTCATCTGGTAATCTATCAACGACTACGACCTTATCAATCCCAGAAATAGCTTCAATCCTTGCTTTGATTGTCTGCAAAGAAGTACCAGCCACATCGTAATCCTCATCCATCACAGTGTCATAACTGGAAGGAATATAAAGAACATATGGTCCGTAGTAACGATCAGCAATCAGAGCTGCTTTCATTGCAATAACATCCGCCAATATTTGAGCAGGAGTTTTTGCTGAAGCATCCCAATTGGTTGACAATGTTACATCATTAACATCAGGATGAGTGATATAAGTATAAATAGTACCACCACCATAAGTCAATAATGAAGTTGCTCCGAATAACATATCCTCCATCTTCTCTGCTACCTTCCGGGCTGCTCTCTCAGCATTTACAGTATCCAGACCGTTTCCACGATTTCTAGATTCTTGTAAAATTCTATCGCTTAAAGAATAACCAGAATGGATTACAGGGATAGGGATGTGCTGAGTTTCAAAATCAACTTGATCACCTTTGTCCCTTTGGACTGGATCAATAGAAACTGTGGCTTCCATTGCATCGCTCATATTCTCCCAAGTGAGTACAGTTGTTCCCATAGCATTCGCCAATGGATGAACTAAACCATATGATCTCAGATCGTCGAATCCTACAAGACGTTGTTCTGCAACTTTCACAACTGCATCATCCAATGACCGCCATTCATCATATCTCAAAACAGCATTATCAACTTGGACTTGAGTGTAGTTCTTTTCATCGTACTTATCTCCTCCATTAAATGCCATGACATAGGCATTACCGTCATTCCCAATAAAGGGTCTCATTGAACCGGGGTCGGTTCCTCTACCTGCTAACAAATTACCAGCTTTTTCTAATTTTTTCATCTTTATATAATTTTAGTATGCTTCAATTAAAAAACGACCAGCTGCTGTGGATTGTGCTTCAAGAGCACGGCCTACAACATTTGCAGCAAACTCAGCAACAGAAACACTAGACTGAGCAGGAGTTAAAATCCTGAGCCTTCCATCTCCAGCTGATTCAACAAATGCTCCTATGGTCACTGCTGACACACTTGAAGCATCATCCAATATTGCATAAACAATATCACCACGAGTCGGAATCCAACAATGTATTGGAACTGACACGGCATAATTATCAGTGATCTTCTTTCCCTGATATGCATCTTCCAAAGCAAACATAGGAAAACAAGGACCACCCGCTGTGGAGTGTGCTTGTACCAGATCGCCGGAAGTTCTCTCTAACAACATACCCGGAGTAATCGCAACCGCTGTGGCTACTTTCTGATCCTGTATGTTGGAGTACGATTTGACTTTAATTGTATTTTTAGCCATTTTTTACCTCCTATTTTTCTTCCTTTTTCTTAGGAATGTTTAACATAGATACACCGTCAGTTCCAGCATCACCAGAATTAACAACTGTACCACCACCATTCGCTGAATAATCAACATTCTCCGGAACTACTGACTCATGGAGGTTTTCCAAATCCTCATCAGCCCATCCAGTCAGATTAGCTTCAACAAACTTGGAATTTTTTACAATCCCATTAATCAAGCTTGCTCGCTTATCTTGATGCATCTTTAATCCAGCTTTCAACTGATTCTGCAAAGCCTTGGGCATAAGCTCAATTGCTTTTTCAGGATCAGTCTCAGCATTAAGAATCCCTTTTACAGTTTCCTCAATCGTCTTACCATTGAGAGCCAAACCCTCATCTTTCTTTTCAGATTTATCCTCCTCCTTGGAAGGCTTATCTGTGGTTGCTTTATTTTCTGTAATCTCAACTGCCTTCTCCACTTCTTTCGGAGCGAATTTAGCTAATTGATCTCCTTCCAATGTCTCCAACCATTTCCGATCGTCCTCTGTCCACTGAGTCGCTTCATTTTCAATCAGCGAAGTAATGGCGCAAGGACTTGCGTTCTTTGTTCTCGTCATTTTATTATCAACTTTTTCAAATTTAGTTCTTTTCAACTTATCACTTAAACTAACAAAGGAAGTCTCCTTCCTCACCTGAGTTGGATCTCCTTCAAAATCAACTGACCCATCCTCACCTACAGTATATGATCTCAAGAAAAATTCTGTTTCTCCGTTCTCCCTATTATGAACCCGGTAAACAAAACTTTCATTAAAAACCTCCTCCAAATAATGAGCCCGTAAGCTATTATCCAGTTGGTCCAACTTCTGTTGGATATTCTGCATTACTTCTCGAAACCCTACTTCCTCTAATAAAGTGGGTTCTACCACTGGAAGAGGGACGAGCGAATTACTGATCATGTATTCCTTGAATTCACCAGTATTCATGTCTTTTAACTCTTTCATTTCATTTGCTATTTCTCCTTTCTTGTTTAATTTCTGATTTCGTATACCACATCCATCATCCCAACTACAAGCCCCTACCGAATTTGGTAAAAGTGCTAGATGATCAGGAGAAAAATTTGTGGCTATTGCTCTGTACTCTTCATTATTCCAATCTCCACTTTCTGGGACTTCTGTAGCCTGCATCCCAGTACTGACTTCCAAAGCTTTCCCTTCCTTGATATATTCATAAGCATCTGCGGAAGTCTCTTGGAGTACCTGTATATCAATACAAGCGTCAGCTTTCAATTTATCATCAGATATAATTGCATTCTCAATCTGACCAACGATATTAGGTCCTGTAGGAAGATCATTGATAGAAACATAGTCTCCACTCTCTCTTGTGGGATGACCAATAGTAATCGGAACTCCATTCCACTCACTAGGTGCTCTCTGCATCTCCTCTAATGAATAAAGTAATGGTCCACGACTTCCGTTATGAACTCCTTCTACCATCATCACCACAGGTAAAATCCAATGCTCTCTACCACGTCGTAATTCAGTCCGAAGTTGATATCCAATTTCTGAAAGATTATATATTAATGGTTTCATGTTTCCCTCCTTAAAATTAACAAGTAATAAACTAACCCCCTGTGAGCGCTTTTATTAACTCAAGTATCTGATTTAAATCAACGATTTTAAAATACAGTAAGAAAGCAAGTATGCCCACTCCTCCTGCCAGCTCAATCGGTTTGAAGTCCTTTAATGTGACTTTGCCATCACCATCCCTATCCAACTTTAAAAAATTGGTCGGGAAAGGTAATGTATTCAATGCTCCTCCTACTAATCCTTTGAGGAGACCGCCTACCTTTGTGTCTTTGAATTTCTTTTTCATAATTTTTATTTTATATCACTCATTAATGTTTTCCAATCTAATCCATCACCCGGATCAAACTTACGACCGGGACTTACATCAGAATGTCTTTCCCACTTAGGGAGATTGAGTTCCTTGCAAAGACCCACCAATGCTGTATACTGATCTCCGAACATATAAGGCTTCTTAATCTTCTCCAAAAATGTTCCATAAGTATGAACTCCTGCTACCAATATTTCAATCCCTACCGTATTCGTATTATGTCCTTTAGCATGCCAAGCAATTTTAAAAATATCACGACATACAATTATCACACCCGATGGAGTGACTAAATAATGTGCTGATACTTCTAACTTATCCAGCCAATCTTTTGCGAAGTAATCTATTTCACCAGCTTCAATAAATTCACCATGGGCATGAATAATACCCCTGTCTGGTTTCTGAGGACCTCCCCCATACTGTGATGGTATGTCTACTTTATTCATGTTCCTGTTTTGGCTGCTTTGCCTTGAAAATATTTTACCAACTCCTCCTTATCTTTCACCCGATCTTCCATGTACTTATTCCAATTGGTTTGAATGTCTTCTCCCATTCTAGCTTGATTTCCTTCTATCCTCTCCAATGATTTCATGATTGTGTCCGAGCGAGCTTTGTCTGCTAGACCTCTTTCCTTATCAGCCTCACCATTGGCATCAATCTTGTCCGATAAGTCTTTGATTTTTTGTTCCATTTCTTTTTCCATTTCATTCATCCTTTCGTTTTGGGATGAGTCAACTTTCTCCTGCTGCTTTCGCTTCAGATACTTCCCTCCTTTTTTCCAACCAAAGAAAGTCACCACCGCGGTAGCAGCAGAAGCAGCCCACTCCCAGTCCCAAGTTTTTAAGTGATCAATGAGATTTTCCATTTTCCTATGTTAGCTGTGTTCTTATTTCTTTCTCACTCCTACCTGTCAACAAAGCAAGCGTTTGAATCTCGTTTAAATCTTCGGTTAGTATTTTGATAGCTTTATTGTAGTTGACATCGTGCCAGCCTGTAGGCATTTCAATAGGTGTTTTACCTAGTCTATACTGTTCCATCAATTATCGTATAAGAATAAGCACTTAAATCATAATCTGTAATATTATCAGGGCAGGAAATAACAAAACTATCTTCATATTCTTGTGGTATACTCCAATTATCAGTAACGCCTTCAAAATCTGTGCGCCATTCCCCCTTATGCGTTCCTAGTTTTCTATTATAGCTCTGTTCCCATACCTCGTCAATAGTGCAATTTAGAAACTGTTTAGAGGCTCCATATAAGGCTTTAAGTTCTGTTGCTGTAATTAATGCCGGTACTACTTCGTGATATGTAGGCAACAAACCAAAATCAATTCTATCCTTAAAATGAATGTTTCCATAATACCATATTATTCTTTGGATTGCTTCACAACTATTTGATTTAATTAGTTTCATAACTATTTGATTTAATTAGTTTCATACCGTTGGTGCTGCTGCTTTATATGGGTGGTCGGCTGCTAAATTGTCTACGATTGTACTATCTCCGTATTGTGTATTTAATTTCCATGCAAAATATCCCTGTATTCTTTGTCTTTCGTCTAATGATAATGTTTTATTAATGATCACAAAATCAATTAATGATAACACTGCACTTGCTCCATTTGCAAAATTTGTATTAATCCTCACACCTTTCCATGTACTACTTCCAATATCCCCAACAGGTGAATTATCAGTATCGTTATAATAAAATTTACTGCTTGCTTCATTAAATTCTGCTATGTAACTAGCGTAATTTACTAGGTCTGCATCTCTTGTTGTTGGAACATGTGATCCTCCTGCAAACATTGTAATTTTTGATGTCCCTGAATTTGTCCATAACAAATGTTTTTCAGCATCAGCAGCTACATCATTCTGAAATGTAGTAGGGTTACCTCCTGAATTATTTTGTAACACTAAATAACAAACACTGGTCGGTTGTGATAAATTACCTCCTACATATGCAGACTTGTCTAAAAAATCCCCAGCCTCAAAATCAATAAACCTTTGGCCTCCTAGCGTTGAAATTGGTGGTTGGTTAGCTCCTGATCCTTGTGTTACATGATTAAGGTTCCCGCTCCTATCATCACATTGACTAACTTTTGCTGCATTAAATGTTAAATAATCCTGAGCTACCGATGTTTTCCAATCCAATAAAGAGACATCATACCACGCTATTAACCCTGATGATAAATTAGATGGGTCCCAAAGAACGCCACCTGCAACACCTCCATTCTCTCCACTATTCAAAGGACTGAAAGGAGGGCTACAAATTACAGGTCTTTTAGATGACTTCTTCATTAGCTTCTAATTCTGGCTTTCTTATTTCTTTATTACTGATGCTGCTTCTAATGTTACTTTCCTTTCTTTTACTTGATCCCAAACTTTTCTTCTTTCTCCATATGTAAAGATCAACTGCAAATCAACAGGGACTTTTCTTAGCGGATTTTCGGTGTTCCATTTAACCTTGGCATCATTTACAATCTTGTCGTGCGATGATCCCCAATTCAAACTTTCAACAATATGAAATTCAAGATTATCACTATACTCCTTTTCGATTGCACCAATTTTCATTACTCCTTTTCCAGCAAATGGATATTTCATTTTCGTGGAAGTTACTACCTTAAATGATTTCTTTAAATCACTTTCTACCTTACCAATTACTAATCCATATTTATGTGTCATAATCTTGATACCCAGTTAGCATCCGGGTCTGCAAAGTTTGTTAAAGTGCCGTTGTTTGCACCTGCTCCTGTGTCGGGTAAATTAGTCCCTGTTGATTCGTTAAATAGA